AAGAAAATCTATCTCATTTTTATCTACACTTTGCGATGTTTCGCTGTTATGTTTCAGCACTCCTTTTTCCGAAATCGTGTACGCAGCAAACGGCAAATACTCCACCATCGCCCAGTGAATTAACATAGGCTTTACAAATGTGTTGACGAGCGTTAAATAGACCCCTGACAGTGTACCAGCCACGATGTCGGCTTGTATCTTTTCAAGTAAATCCGTTCCCAGATAGTTCTTTATGTGAATGTCCTGCGCAATGGCTACATATTGTATAAATTTATCGTCGTCCAAGCTGCCAGTTAATATGCTGAATTTCTTTAAATCCCTTGTCGTTATTAATAGTCCTTTTGCCATATCTTAACCTTTATAATTTGGATGATGTCCACTATTAGGCATATCTTTAGGAGCTTTAACCGCATCTGTTAACCCGTTTGGTTTAGGATTGAATCCACTTATCTTATCTACCTTTTGACTTGAGGACAATGCTTTATCTACAAAAGGTGTTCCGTCTGTTTTAGTTTTTAATCTATACAGATTTTCAGTCCAATAATGTCCGCAATTTACACCACCTTTAAAACGAAACAAACTATAATTCCGCCCTTTGTGTCCGTGACTTTTGTTTACGCCTTGAAAACTCGCTTGTTGTATGTCCTCTAACCTATAAACAACGCCGTTTGAAGTTCGTGACATCATTTGTATGCAAAAATCTCTACTTTTACCGCTTGAATACTTTTGAGAATATTTGTAACGTACTTTAAACATATCTTTATCCAGCCTGCTCTTTTTGCTTGGATATGATTTTATAATTCGTGCTAACAGACTTATTTTAGATGTTATTAATTTATTTGCCCAATCTTCTATTGATTCGTTATCCTCTGAATACTCTCTTTTATCTACAAGCTCCCACTCATCATCTAAATTACCTACCAAAAGATTGTCTAACATTAAATTTCCAAACTCATCTGAAAAGTCCTCCACTTTTGACATTTGAACACTTAACGTCGTGCCGTCTATTCCGAGAGGTTGTAAGGTCTTAAAAAACAAATCTAAACTAATATCATTGATTTCAAGTATCCTGTCCATAACGTCCGTTATTTCATTCCTGTAATGGTCAATCGTAATGCTGTCAAACAAAATAGAAGCCGTCTTTATTTCATCGGCATTATTTCCAAGCCCTCCGCCTGATTCCCGTACGCCTATCAACATCGGTGAGGTGACTTTATGCGCAACTATTAATTTATCTCTACATTCTTTTGACAGATAATCATAATGTGCAGGTGCGTCATTAAGCGGCAAATCGGTAACAGTCGTTGCGCTCTCTTGGTTGCTATTGAAAGCAATAATAACCTTTTCACCCCTCGCTCCTGTCAGCTTATTTATTACATCTCTTTTTATTTCCAAACGTTTCTTTTCATCTGGAATACCGTTGTTAAAATTTATAACTTTAGTTCCTGAAAACCCGTTTATAGTATCGTTGATAAGATAATCCGCTATTTCCTCTTCCAGCACGCAATAAGGTAGAGCCGCAACAAAATCCACAGGACTATAATATTCAAAGCCCGCAGCGTAAGGTTGTAAAACCAACATCTCGTTTCCCTTTTTATTTCCAAAGCCAAAGGCATTGATTTCTTTCGGTATTTCGCTTGGTTTTTTGTCTATCCATTTAGGATGATAAAACCACTTTTCTATATCGCCGTCTTTATTTTTTTTTCCTGCTCTTAAAGTATTCATAGGAAAATGCGAAACTTTTACTACTATATTTTTTTGATAGGACACCTGAAAAGCAGCCATTCCCAGCATCTTACGGTCTTTTATAAACCGTCGTAAATCTTCTTTTGAAAATAATGACAGCATTTGAGCGTATGCCTCTGGACGGCGAGAAGAATCTTTGGCGTTTATTCCTTTGCCGTAAATCTGATTTGCAATACCGTTTATAATAGCGTTGTTTGTCGTGCTTCCTGTATATCTGTCAATCAGATATTGAAAATGATTATTGTCCACACCGTATTCAATCCACTCTTTGTTTCGTGTCTCCACTATTTCAGGAGTTGTAAACCGTGATAAATTAACAACATAATAATTTGAATCTCTCATATCGTGATAAATTGATTTTCGTCTGAATGCTCGATGTAATCGCCGCTATTAATACTATACTCTGAAAGGGTTTGAGAAGTTGCAAATATCTTATCCCTGTAAACAATATCCGTTCCGTTGAGTACTTTAAGATTATAAAATTTGCCCTCCTCTAATGAAAATGTTAAAGATGCTGTTAAATAATAAGTGCTTACCGTAAAGGTTCCAGATATTGTAGCTTCGGTATTATTTTGCTCGTCTCTTATAATTACCGAATCCGCCTCATTCTCACGGGCAATAAATTTCAAGGTTTGCGCTGTCGATATTGGCTTTAGTATAATCATCTATCTATATAACAACAAAAGTGCTGATTTGTTTCTATTAAAAAAGCCCTTACATCACATAAGAGCCTTTTTCACTTAAACTAACCAAACAAAAATTACGTTCCTTCCGTAACCGTAAAGCCTTCAGAATCATCCATTATTGCTGAATCTATAAAATCCGCAGGAGCTTTTTCCATGCCTATAAATGTTATGTTATAGCCGCTTAAATCGCCCATTGCTGAACCGCTTACGGTGTTTACACTAACCTCGCATCCATGTTGTGCGCCTGCAAGTCTAAAATTTCCATTATAATCTTCAATAATTATCTGCGGTCTGCCGCTTGCTAATAATTTGGCTTGTGTCTGTGTCGCCAAATCTTGTTTTTTTAAGGTTATCGTTCCCGTTTGTGTCCAGAAATTACTTCCAGTTCCTCTTTCATTTGAATTTTCTTCGTCGAAAGTATTTTCGCCTTTTAAATCATATTTAAAAGTTGCAACGGCTGCAGCTAAAGCTGTAATTTCCTCTGCTGTAAAAGTTGCATTGGCGTAGAATTCGCTATCGTAATTTATAAAATATATTGCCCGCAATCCGCCGACACTTTGCTTACAGGGTTCTAATCGTCCTAATGAAATATCGCATGCCATAAATATCTGTTTTTCAAGTTAGCTTTTCAACTAACAATTATTATTTTTTTAACTCGGCGTGTATAAAACGAGTTCAGAACCGATGCCATATTGTACGGCTGCGGTATATCTTAAAATTATCCTCACATTCTGGCTTCCGTCATTTTCTTCCATATCTAATACTCGCACCTCTGTCGCATCATTCAAAAGTCCTGTTCCGTACCAAAGATTCTCTTTTTCACCGACAATCATATAGCTGTCTGCTAATCCATTTGCAACAAATATCGGCACACCATCAAAAGATAAAGAGCCATTGTTAAACCATTGCGTTCCTTGTGCATTCGTTCCCGCTGCTCCAAGTCCACTCGCTCCGAAACCTCCGAGAGCTCTGATATATGCTCTTGCCACATTTTGAGCGATATATAATTTCGTTCCCTCGTTTCCATATATATTAGAGGACATAGCATCCACCGCACTTCCGAGTTCCGCTATAACATTGGCGGCTGTTACGCCTCCAGATGCTCCAGTAACATCGACAACATCACTGTCAGCCGTTGCTAACGTTACAAAACCGTCATACTGTCCAGTTGTTCCATTTGCTCCCCTCCATATACTTATCTCTTGCTCTTTTGCTACCGTTGCAGCTACTTTCGCTACAAGGAAATCTTGGAACGTTTTAGGTAAATTATCATAAACAGAAATTCCCATTGAAATTGCTTCCCAGTCGCTGCGAAAATCTTTTTTACAAAGCTGCAGGTTAACTTGAAATTCCTCTGGCTGAAGGATTCTCTCAGTAAGCGTTACGCTCGATGCTGCTGTAAAATCGCAGGTCGCATCCACACTTAACGAGCCAAGAGCTAATTTTTTAACGACCTCTTTATATTTGATATTCGGCTTCACCGTAATACCGCCGTTCGCTATCGTATTTCCGCTAAACAATGCAGCAGAAATGTACTTGTTTTTAAATTCACCGCTATACGTGGTCGTGATACTTGTAGTTGTTGCCATCTTTTTTTATTTTTTCTAATTAAACATTGTTTTAAATACCAAATCTTCGGTACTCATTGTTCTATTTTCACTATATAGATTTAATTGTTTTTTCTCTATATTATCTGGAGCGTGTTTTAAAGGCTCTACTTTTTCTTCTTTATCATCTTGTGACAAGGCAGTTATTTTTTCTGTTAATTCCGTTCTTAATTTTTCAATTTCAAACATCACTTCTTCTTTTGAGAAATGCACCTCTTTAGAAACGCTTTCTATAATCTTTTTAGCAGGCGTTTCGTCTTTAGCCTCCACCGCTTTTGTGATTTCTTTGTTTTCAACTTCTTCAGCTTCTGGTGCCTCTTCTTTTATTTCCGCTATAATACCAACCTCTTTAACTGATAGAATTCTCCCGTCTTGGATTTTGTAATCTCCAATAGGAAGTGGAACACGTGATTCGTCGGTAACGATAAATACTTCGGCATCTGCTTCAAAAATCTCTGCCTCTACAACCGTTCCGTTATCTAATGTAAGTTGCTCAAGTTTGATGTTGATTTTTTTAACCAACAATGCTTCTGGTGTTTCTGGTGTTTCTTTCAATCCCAAAATGCTCTTTATTTTGTTCAAAATATTATTGTCGTCCATCATGTTGTTTCTTATATAACAGTCTTTATCTGTTATTGTGTTGTTTTGCTAATTACGAGTTATTATTCTCACGCCATCATTTGCGGGTTTTACGGCGGGTTTTACGGGTTTACGGGTTTTACCAGTCGCTTTACTTGCTTTCTTTTTCGCCATCTTGAATAGTTTTTTTGATTTTCTCAAGTAGTTTTTCGCTTGACATTTTTATTTTGTTTGCCTCTGGAAATATCCCCTCAATCGAAAAACCGTTTATCTTTCCGTCTTTACACATCTGGAGCAGCCTGTCATCCTCGACTTTCATAGTTCCGATAATAGAACCAACGGGTGCGTTTAATCCATACATTACAGATTTGTCATGTACCTCATGCTCTTTTTCCCAAATCTCGGTTATGTATGCTTTGTTGTTTGCGCTCTCTTTATGCTCTAAAGTGACCTGACCCTGAAGTTGGTTTTTCATATATTTCTGCATCGCATTTCGTGAAGTCTTTTTGGAAAAAAACACATAAAAAGGGTCGCCGTTTTTATCACGTCTTAAAATAGGTTTGTTAGGTATTAGTATAACTCCCATTAAAATCCGTCTCGCATCATCGACAACTTTTAGAGTTACGTTATATTCTTTCTCCAGCATAATCCAATCGCTGTCTATCGCTGGCTCGTCAACTAAACTAATAGCATTAATGCCACCGTTTTCATCATTCTCGTCCAGTACCAATTCTATAATCTGCATAGGCTTGTTTTAATAAAAACAAACTATTATCTCTTTTGTGTTGTTTTAGCCTAACGAAGATTCCTCGATTATAGAGCGTTCCAGACTTTGAGAAGTTGTAACGTCATTACTGACAACATACGCCTGAATTGGCTCTTGCATTTGACTGCCTATCAATGCCGCTAATTGATTTGTGTCACTTGAGCCCACGAGATTAAAACTTGGTGATTGTACGGACGGCATCGATGGTGCAGTCGCACTCGCCCCTCCACCTCCACTCGAACCATTTGGTGTTTTTGTTTTAGCAATATTTTTAACCGCCGCAAATCCTTGTGCAGCTACAAAAACAGATGCTATTACCTTTTGTAATATTGATGCAGTTAAAAAAGGACTTTCTGCTTTTTTACCCCATACTTCTGAAATACCTTGATAGGTATTTATTAGTGCGGCTGCTATTGATGCAGCCTTTGCTGCCTTGCTATTCTTTCCTAATAATACTGATAATTGCCCAAATGTAGCTTTGGCTAAATTTAATTTTTGACGCTGTACTATTTCATCATCTTTGATTTTTCTGTCATTTGCTTCACGGCTTGCTTTGATGTCTTTATCTAATTTTCCATCCTTTAAATTGCTTATTTTATTCTCCCAATAAGAGATTGCTTCAAACCTTTCAGACCCTTCTGCATTTAAAGCATCTAATTTTATAATCGTTCTTTGTAGTTCTAATTCTGCTTTTTCTATTTCAGTTTCAGCATCTTCATTCTCCTGTTTTAGTTTAAAGTCATCCTGTATTTTCTTTATTGATTCTAATCTTTTTCGCTCGGTTTCTTTTCCTTTAAGTATATCATCTTCTTTTAATTTATTAATAGCGGCGATACCTGACTTTTCTTCGTTTTGAAAAGTTGTTAAAGAAGTCTGTAAACGTTTCTGCAAGTTTAATTTAGCAGTATCTAATTGTATTCCTTTCGCTTTTAAATTTGCGACCGCTTCCAAATCCGCTTTGTTCGAGCCTGCCAATTTATTCTCTGCTATCTTTGCATCTAATCTTAATTTGTTTGCTGCTATCTCTTTATTAGATATTTCTTCTGCGATTATACCAGCCTCTTTTAAAAATTCAACCCTTTCTGCGGCGGTGAACTTATCTCGCTGCTCGGATTTAAAACGTAAGTCTGCAATGTCTTTGTCTGCTTGCGCTCTTTCGACAATTAGCCTTCGCTCTATCTTATCCGCTTTCGCTCTTTGGTCTGCTATCTGACCAGCTATTTTACCCTCTTCTGTTAACTCATTTATTAGCTTCCCAGTTGCATCCTTAACTTTATTGATAGAATCTTTAACGCCTGTCAGTGTATCTATATAAGAGCTACCTGCTTTTTTGGCGTCCTCCATTGCTCCTTTAAAATCCCTGCTAAATACCTTCTTAATTGCTGACCCTAAAAACCCAAACATTTCAATCAAACTCGAAATCCTATTTGTAATATTTTGTTTTATGGCTTTA